CCACACCAAGCTTAACCCCTGGCTGAGCAAATTGAACCGTATCGCCGGGAAGGATAGTTGCGCCTGAAATAACTTCAGCAATTGCGCATGGACCAATCACAGGGCCAACTCCAATAGCAGCACCATCACCAACTCCGGTAATGAAATCAGTTACAATGATTTGATCAATGTAAACCTTTTCATCTGAGCCTGTTCCTCTTTGATTCACAAACCGTATTCCATCGACATTATTCTTGTCGATTCCCGAAATATCAATACATTTGTATTCAAACATATCAGCGGATTGGCATACTGGAACATTAATAGCCGTACACCACGTGAGGTTATTACGAATTTGAATGGTAAGTTCTCCTGTTAAACGAAGAGCACTATCATCGTGAATCCATAAGCACAACCAATTAAACTCACCCCAGTCCTCACGCTCCGGACGGTGAACATCATCCAAGGTCACAAAGTCTCCCTTAGTTGTGCCCACATCAACAAGCTCAATGGCATTTGAACCTGTCCTGATATCGGAAGTTTCATTGACGGCATTGAATACACTGCTATCACTGATATCCCAGTCTGTTACATCCTCGCAATTAGATACGAGATGAATGGTGGAACCCATAGCCAAAACTTTGAGTTTCTTGAGAGCATCCTTAGTGATGATGTTCTCTTTCTGAATCTCTTGCAGTTCCGGGAATATAGGATTCATGTTTTTAAATCCAGCACCTGAAGCCATAATATCTTCTCCTTGTATCAATTCAGGTTATTGTTTAGCTTCAATTATTTAGGAATGTTATACAACCAACCAACCATCGGATTGGTAGTGGCATCATACTTGGCTTGCCATTTCTCTCTGGTACTGGCGACAAGATAAGTAATACCCTTACGAGCAACCCGTTCAGTCTCAAGTTTAAACTGTCTCCGGTTTCCTCTCCAGAATCCAGTTTTGTTAACGACAAGTGCTTGAGTCTTAGATAAGGTAATACCGTCATACACCCCTGAAGCATTTATATTCTCAAATACATGCTGAGAAGGGGTGATGTGCATACCGTCAACCTTTTGTATCTCACCGTTGAGCAATGTAGCAACACTACCCGTCTTATCAACTGTAGTTACTTCATCGATATTTTTGAGCTTGTTCCACATATTAGTATTACAGAGTATTTCCAAATCAGAAGAACTCATACCGAATACTTCCATGTCTTCCCTAATACCTCGGAGAAGTCCAAGACCAGTATTGGAAGCCCATCCAGCCCCGGATTGCTTCAGATCCGTCTGAGTGAGATACCTGAGACCGTCCCAAAGTTTTCGAGCATCATAAGAATTGAGAGTATAGCCAGTATCAAGGTCAGCAGTAAGTTGACCATTAATAATAGCGTTGTCACGAGCTTTGGATACTGCTCTGGCAATCGACTTTTTCATGATCGGCATAATTGGGAACATCGCATCTTCTGAAGCCTCATCACTAATAGGATAGTTGGCCACGATCTTTACCGAGCGGAAAGTCAGATTGTCCGAGGTCATATCAGAAGCCCGGAACATATCTGGCTCGTTGTCTGTTGCTTCTCCACCCTTATAAGCTTCACCATCAGCAAGTGTTATTGGGAAAGTATAAGGATCAGTAGGCATATTGATTTCATCAAACAGCGGAGCAACAACTGCTTCCAGCTCGACAAAGTCAATCATTTGCGATGAGAATCCTTCAGCCATCCATTCGAGTCCGTCACCAGCTGTAGCCGTATTGAGTGCTTTGGCTAATGCACCCCAACGTGCCTTAAAGTATTCATAATGATCGAGAGTATGAATGGGCTTGTCGAGAGCTTTGGAAAGGACGTACATGTCATCATTCAGAATCTGCAGTTGAATGATAGCATCATCTTTTTTCTGCATATCATCAGGCCAGTACAAAGCCTTTTCAATGACTGCAATATCCATAGGTGAAATAGGGTTAAGCCACGGTGCTGATCTTCCAGCTGATTTCTTCAACAGTTCCCGTACCCGAACATCCACAGCTTTCTGAATGGCGTTTTCATTTAATGTTTCCGGGACACCAGCCTGACCGAAGAGTGTGGTCATGTCTTTGCGAATCCCTTCACCAATCGCAACACCCAGCTCTTCGTATTCTTGAGTTGAGAATCCAAACATATTTTTGTTCCTCCTTAAAAGAGGTGAATATTATTGTTATGCTTCAATTACTTTTCTTCAGGAATCTCTATACCCAGTGCCGATGCAATCGAGGGAAGCAGAGTCTTGACAACCGAGTCAATGTTATCTTCTACTGGTTTGTCATCTTCCTTCAATCCCATTCCCTTCCGAATCCCGGCTGTTAGCATATCCTTGACCTTATCAATAGACACATCATTTTTCTTCGTGTCTTTTTTATCATCCTTATCATCACCACCGGCATCATCATCAAATCCAGCCAAGAGTGAATTGATGGAATCCCGAATGCCTTTGAGCCGTCCGAGATTGGCCTTTGAATATTTCGCTCCGGCCTTGCGTACATCCTTACCCAACAGCGTCAGGATATCAGCGTCATCATCCTCGGGCTCTTCCTGAGCGGCAAAAGCTTTGGCCATAACTGACTGACCCTTTGCTAATTGGTTCAGAGCTTTTTCGATACCTTCCAATACTTCTTTCAGTTCATCCACGTGATCTTCCTCCTTGTTCTGTTTTTTTACTATGAGGAACTTACGTTGGTTGGCAGCGATATCAACGATGGAAACTTCATCTGTCTCAATATCAACCAACCTTCGTTTGCGTCTTTTATTCTTCATACTTGGTTTTGCTCCTCCCTCGGATTGAGTATCCTGTTAACTTACCCGACTTGACAGCCTCCCACTTCTTATCATCTAATACTAAGGAGGTCATCAACCAACTACCCTTCAACACCAATTCCTTACCGACACGAAAGTTAACCGGAGCAATGTAACTTTCAACAATCGGTATTCCGGGGTCACCAAAGGATTTATGCATGAAACCATTGCCTTGTCCAGTATAGTCAGCCATGAACGAATGAGCTGTTTTGCGGATTTCTTCTGCATTATAAATATCACCCTGACCATCCACAACATCCGGTTCCAGAACTACACCAGTCACCATTCTTAGCTCTTGGCCTTTTTCAAAAGAGACTTCATCAATGGTAATCGGCTCCGGCAATAGATAAGAACTAAAATCCCTTACTTGTAAAAGTAAATTTGACTCATTGCCACCTCCCTTTTCTGAAACTTTTTTTCCTATTCCCGGCCTCGATACTCTCCTCATTTTACCACCGCAAGCCGAGCATTTTAAATCAATACAATGCTCTTCACTTTTAACTACTTTACCACAATCAAGACATTCACAAGAGAAGTTTTTAACCTTCTTCAGTCCGGGTAATTCCACCCCGTCCAGCTTGGATAATTTCAAGTTAAATCTTTTCTTCCTCCTTACCATTTTCGCTCCCTCCGTTACCATTTTAATAGTACATATGCTATACCATATATAGTGCCATTACTATCACTCGTAACTCGTTGGGGTTCAAGTCCCACTCCAGATTGGTACTCCAACCATATAAGTATACCCTTAAATATGATACTTGCTCTATGGTACGTCTATGGTTGCTTAAACCATAAATTTATATTTTAGTTCTCTCAACTATTTTTTGCTATACTTCAAAGGCTTGACCATGACTAATTGACCCGGAAATAAATCTGGATAATCATCTCTATATTTCCATAATTTATGAATGTCTCTTTCATCAACAAATTTCACTCCAACATCATTTCCTATCTTTTTTAAATCTCCCAATATTAGTTTTCTGTTCTCTGTAATAGTGAATCCCTTTTTACCCCAAAACCAAATGCCATCATTTTCAGCTATCAAATCAATTGTAGCATATTTTTTCTTAACACCCATCTCATTTACAGTACTAATAAATTTGGTTCCAATTCCCTTCGATTGCAATTCATCAGCAACCTCTACTGTGCTTACAAAAATACTTTTCTCAGGATTGTTTAACCTTATAGTTGAATGAAGCAATTCCTTTTTACCGGAAGTCACTTTCACTTTGATTTCATTTTTTACTTGACTGACCGATGTAATTGCTTTTGGATCTATCTTATCAAAAGCCTGTCCCATACGAGTCTCAAGAATATCTTTAGGTGTACTTAAATTTTCTGGTGTAGCTGTTCTTGGTTTGGGCCTTCCGATCTTAGGCATCATACCACAATAACAATAAATAACATTACCCGCAGAACCAGATGGATCACCGGGATGCATCAAGCTTTCCCCCGTCCTCATAAAAGGCTTGTCCACAGGAACAACCTCGCCATGAGCACCCAAATGATTGAACTTACTTTCCGGAGGGTGTCGAGGATTACCAGTGATATTAGTCACCCACTCTTTCCCTTCAGTGACTCTCGATTTCTCATACCCAGCTAACGTCCCAGCATTGAATACTTTCGTTGTTTCTGTCTGCGCTATTGCCCTTGCTCTGGCTTGATTACCGTCTGTATACTTCTTTAACCGCTCTGCTAATTCATCTGAGCTTTCATTAGCATCAATAGACTTCTCCATCACTCGCTGCATTTTACTTCGCTGTGTAGCGGCAACGTCCGTTACCTTACTCATACCTGATTGTGATAGCTCTTGTTGAACGGAACCGAGGCCGAGATTTTCAAGCGTGCTTTGTGAAGCCTTGCTTAAGTCCATGACCACCTGAGCCGAGGTGAACAACAACCCCTTTCCCAACCCTACGTCAACGGACGGCAATGGTCTTCCGTATCTTGTTTGAACGTTATCAATCCCGGCCTCGAATCCGTTACCAGCAACCTTCCCATAAGCAGGTCTGACCGTTGGTATTATAATCTTTGCTATTTGTTTCTCAGAGAGAGGGGCAGCTTTACCTTTCCCGGCTTTGGCTTTGGCAACAAAGGCTGCATTCACCTTAGTTATAGCTTTCAACCAAGCATGATACATTATCTTATCCGAGGAGCTTTTTTGCCTCGCATATATATTATAGTCTCTCTGAGTTGCCTTCGCCATTGTTACTCCTCTTGTTCTCGCCACGTTCTAATCAATTTAAAGGAGAGAGGGGAGCAAAGATACAGCCCCCAGCCCTCCTCACCGTCTAACCAAAGGGGAAAAACGGGTTAATCATTGCATTAATCATCATAGTTCAGTTTCTTATTAAATGCCTTCGTGAATCGGTTTATCTTTTCTTGAATGGAGTCCTCTAAATCATTCCAATGAACTCCGGCTATTTTCTGCCCGGTATCAGTAACAATGCCCGCATACTTCTCCGCAGCACGATCAATAGCAAGATCAGATATGCTTCCACTGATAAGCTTTGGAAGCACTTTCCCTACCACGATACGTATTGCCCAATTGATTATAAATTCTTTCAAGTGTCGTCCACCTCCTCAAACTCTTTCTTTGTTTCTTCCCCTTTGGGTGTTAACGAAATGATATTGGCGTCAATGGCGGTTAAAAGCTCGGCATTTATTTCGATGGGTATCGTCATTGTTAACATTGGAACATCACCCGGCTCCACCTGAATTGTATATCCTTGAGTCAGGACTTTTACTCCATTGATCTCCAGAAAGTCCTCGCCATCCATATAACCTTGCCTGATCTTTACTGTATTGCCCATTTCTTTCTCCCCTCGTTTCATTAAACCACATAATGGATACTTCTTCAATTCGGCCTCACTGACTTTATCCCTACCATATAGAGGAAAGCCACTACAGGTATAAGGCCTATGGTCATAGTCTGTACATTGATTTGTCTCCTCGTTTAATAACGTACATTTGTAATAGCTCCCATCTGGATAAGTCTTAATTACTTCCCAATGCTTCGTTATAAATAAAGCGCAATCCTTATCTACCGGATTATCACTATCGAATAACCCGTCACCAATAAATATATCCTTACAACATAGTCCGCATTTAAGGCACTCACTCAACGACATCCTCCTCAGGCTCCTCAAATCCTCCACCCTCTTCGGGTAAAGCACCTGCTTCATCAAATGGTACAAGACTCTGAATCATTACACGGGTATCATTAACAACATCATCGTCTGTCCTCCCGTATCCTCTCTGCTCTCTAAATTCACCAAGTGTTATAATTCCCCTATCGTATTCTTGAGACAGTCTCTCTGTCTGATCTTTCCCATCTTCACGTAAAGCCGGGATATCAGACGTATCAAACTTACACCAATGATCAGCTTTATACGGTCTGAGAATCCTCCGAGTGATTGTCTTGGCTATTCGATCTTCTTTGGGAGGTAATGTTACTGTATGAAATATCTTTATCTGTTCACGGCTATTAGCATAGTTAGCAAAC